GTGCTGTCCTCCTTGGCCGTGCTGTGCGCGCAGGTGCGGCAGTTGACGTGCTTGGTGGTCTTGGTCTCGTGGCAGAACTCGTGCGCATCGCAGAACTTGCACTGATACCAGCTCGGGTCGGTGCTGATGGGTGGCGGCATGCGGTCCTCCAGCGCCAGCCTGCGGCCGCGTGCGATGAACTTCTCGGCCACCTCTTTGTCGTAACGCACACGCTCGGTGTAGATGCGGTCATCGTCCTTGCAGACGGCCACATACAGGGCGCGGTCGATCTCGGTGCCGTGCATGTAGAGCTGCATCTGGACGAAGTGCTCGGGCTTGGACTTCTCGACCCCGTTCTTCTCCAGGTCGGCAAAGCTCTTGGAGCTGTGCGTCTTGAACTCGGCCACATGGCGCTTCTTGGGCGCTGCAGGCACGCCAGACTCGATGATGGCGTCGATGCTGCCGGACACATGCGCACCGAAGTCCACGCGCGCCTGCTGCCGGCTCGTGCGAACGTCCATGCCAATGGCGCGCAGGTCCGACACGATGGTGGCCTCCTCCATCTGGCCACGCCTGAACAGGCGCAGGATGCGGCCAGGAAACTGGGGCTGGACGGCCCAGCGAAACGACAGCCACAGCCACCTGTCACATGGGTGACCCAACTGGCTGCAGCCCATGTGTGGCCTGGGCGGCTCTGCCTGCTTCTCGTGGTGCTTGTCGATCAGGCCTTGGATGCTATGCTCTGGTTCGGGTATTTTCATGGTGCCCACTCTCCTTCTGTAGTTGCCAACTTGCCCCAGTCCTCTCACGAGGCTGGGGCTTTTCACTTCACTTCTTCTGCCAGGGCGGCGCGGCCTTGGCCGGCGCTGCAGAGGCTGCAGGAGCTGCTGCAGGAGCTGCAGCGGCAAAGGTGGGCGCTGCGCCACCATTGACGGCCTTGAACCCCTTCACATCATTGCTGGCCTCGTAGGTCTTGCCAGTCTTGTCGTCGGTGCGCGCAGGGCGCACGTCCAGCTTGACCTGGATGCTGGCACCGATGAGCTGATCGGTGTCCTGGACCTTAGCCAGGCCGATGGCGCGCATGATCTCGCCAAGCTGCTGGCGGCCGATCTCCTCAGCCTTGGCGCTGGCATTCTTGATGTTGAGGTTGCCGAAGACCACGCGGCCCTGGTGAGTCGGCCCGGTGATGTCGTAGCGCAGCTTGATGTACTGGCCATCGCCAGCGACCGTGCTCTTCAGCTCTGCCTGCGTGATGTTGGCCGTGTACCATCCAGCCGGCAGCGGCTCGAAGTTGTTGGTGCCCTGGGGCAGGTCAGATGCTGCAAAGGTTTGTCCGAGAAAAGCCATGATTTACTCCTTGGTGGTGATGGGTTCAATGGTGAAAGAAGGGCGGCCAGGTTTGGCCGTGATTGCTCCGGCGAGTGCTTTGGTGATGGACTCATCTGTCGCCTTCCAGATGGCCATGTTGATTTCCGGCTTCCACCGGAAAAGTGTGCTCAGGTGATCGGTCAGTCCGTGCTCGGCGGCCAGCTCCTGCACCTTGTCGGCGTCGACCTTGCGGTCGATGCGGCCGACGATCTTGATGGCGAAGCCAGGCGTCTTGACGTTCTCAGTGCCTTCGGTCTGCTCCGAAAAACCAGCCAGCTCGCGCATGGCATCCTCGAAGTCACGGCGGCGCTCGGTGGCCTTGCGCTCGGCCTCTTTGGCCTCCAGCCATTGGGCGGCCAGTTGTTCCATCGACTTGGTCATGATCACTTCCCTCCGATCTTGGCGATGATGGCTCCCAGATCAGGAGCCTCCCAGGCGTCCAGCTTCCCGCTGCGGTCCTTGGCCAGCCAGAGGCCGTCCGAGTCGCACATCAGGGCGCGCTGGGTGTTGTTCTCGCTGTCCTTCTCGACACGCAGCGCCAGCACCTCGTCGAAGAAGTAAGGCAGCGCCTGGCCGGTCTTGTTGCCAGGCATCGATGGCGCATACAGCACGCGGCCCATCTCGTCCTGGGTCTTCTCCAGCTTGGCGCTCATGTAGACGTGCCGGCCAGGCAGATCGCGGAATGCGCGGATGATGTCGGCCATCTGCTCCTGCATCGCACCGTATGCCTGGCGTGGGTCTTTCGTTGCCTTCTTTTCGGCATTGAGCACCACCTCAGCGATCTCGCTGATGGAGTCGAGCGCCACCGACTGGAACCCTTTGGCCTCGTCGGACTGAGTCAGCCAGGTGTAAGCCTCCCTCAGCGTGTCCATGTCGCTGATCTCGATGAATGGCAGGTCGGCGTCCTGGATGGACAACAGACCACCTTCAGCAGACAGCACGATGGGCTGCGGCAGGGTCTTGATCAGTGAGGTCTTACCTGCACCGGCCTGGCCGTAGACCAGGACTTTCACACCATTGGCAGCGAGGCTGCCGGTCGTCTTCACGTTGATTGCCATGTTGGCTCTCCTTCTTGGTTGCAAAAATGGCCGGCTTGCACCGGCCTCGTTGTTGTCAATGAGCAGCGCGCTCAGCAAAGACACGCTGCAGCTCGATACCTTGACTGACATACTCGTCAGAACCGTAGACCGGATCGATTTCATACCACTGAGTCGCATCCAGACGACCACCTTCTGCCAGGCGATCCTGAACACGAGCCACCAGGCGCTCCAGGCGTGCGGTGGCATCTGCACGCAGATCAGGAAAGTGCGGCTCACCTGTCTCTTCGCAGTATTCGCACTTGGTGCCATTGATGGCCAGGTTGTGTCTCCAGCGACGGCCGGTGTTCACGTTCACCAGCTCGACGAAGAAGCGCTCAGCGATAAATGGCTGACCATCGTCTTGACGACCTGCGTCAAACAGGTCAGAAACAACACCGACTTCAAACTTGCTGCTGCTCATTTCAATCTCCTCGTTTGCTGCGCCTTCGGCCAATTCCGTTCGCGCAGTGGTTGAACTGTAATCCATTCTGGAGTACCATGTCAACACCCTGATGTGAAATTTTTACGACGAGGCCAAAAATGCTGACCCTTGAACAAATCCGAGAGGCACTGCGAGACCGCAGGCCTGGCCTGGTGGCTGAGGCTACTGGCCTTCACCTGAACACCGTGCGAGACGTGCGCGACAACCCCACGGCCAACCCGACCTACAAGGTGCTCAAGGCACTGTCGGATTACCTGACACACAGGGAGGCCACGATCAATGGCTGACCTGTCCAAAGTCCTGGGCGGCCCCTGGTCGCCACCACCAGAGAAAAGAGTTGCACCACCAGAAGAGCAGCTTCGTGATGCGATGCTCAAGCTGGGGCTGAACCCGCCAGAAGAGCTGCACTTCGACGGCAAGATTCACAGATTCAAGTCCGGCACCAAAGGCTCACCAGGCCACGGTGACAAGCCTGGCTGGTATCTGGTCTTCGGTGATGGCGTGCCAGCCGGCCGCTTTGGCTGCTGGAGAGCTGGTGTCGAGACGCCCTGGAAGGCCGATGTCGGGCGCAGACTTTCAGATGCCGAGGAGATGTTCTACGCTAGGCGCGTGGCCGAGGCCAAGGTGCTGCGCGATGCCGAGCTGGAGCGTCAGCATCAGGTGGCGGCCGACACGGTTGAGAAAATCTGGCTCAGTGGCGTGGCAGCACACCCTGATCATCCATACCTCAAGCGCAAGGGCATTCAGACGCACGGCGTGCGCACCACTGGAGATGGGCGCTTGATGGTCCCACTGTACGACCAGGACGGAACTCTCAGTACGCTGCAGTACATCGATGAGGAAGGCGGCAAGCTATACCACCCAGGCGGCAAGTCTGGTGGGAAGTTCTGGATGCTTGGCACGATGGATGAGCCAGGCGTGCTCTACATTGCTGAGGGATTCGCAACTGCGGCGACCATCCACGAGACCACCGGCCGGCCCTGCGCGGTGGCCTACAGCGCCAGCAATTTGGTGCCGGTCACTGGTAGTCTGCGTGAAATGTTTGGCCAGCAGCAGACCATCGTCATCGTGGCAGACCACGACAAAAGCGGCACCGGCCAGAAATACGCAGACCAGGCCAGTGCCAAGTACGGCGCGCGCGTGATCATCCCTCCAATAGAGGGCATGGATGCCAACGACTATAAGCAGGCCGGCCACGATCTGACAAGCCTGCTGGTGCAGCAGACAGGCACGGCTGTGGTCGAGAAGTTGCGCCTGATCTTCGGTGACCAGCTCGGCACCGACTACGAGGCACCAGACGAGCTGGTCGAAGGCCTGATGACCATCGGCAGCTCGGTGGTGGTCTACGGCGACAGCAACTCCGGAAAGACGTTCTGGGCGCTGTCAGTGGCCACGGCCATCGCCACCGGCACCGACTGCTACGGCCGCAAGACTGACCCCGGCCTGGTGGTCTACCTGGCCAGCGAGGCACCGGCCAGCATCCGGTCTCGCATGCAGGCCATCAAGCAGTTCTACGGCTGCAGCCTGGAGAACCTTGCGATGGTGCCGGTCCCCATGAACTTCTACTCCGGCGACCAGGACGCCAATGATGTGATCGAGCTGGTCAAGGCGGTCGAACAGATCAAGGGCAAACCAGTGCGCCTGATCATTGGCGACACGCTGGCCAGAATGAGCGCAGGAGCCAACGAGAACAGCGGCGAGGACATGGGTCCGGTCATGGCCAGATTCGACCAGGTGGCCACGGCCACAGGCGCGGCCATGATGATCATCCACCACAACGGCAAGGACGCAGCCAGAGGCGCTCGTGGCTGGTCCGGTATCCGTGCCCACATCGACACCGAGATCGAGGTCACAGAGAAGGATGGCACCAGGTCTGTGACGGTCACCAAGCAGCGCGAGTTGCCCAGCAAGGGCGAGACGATCTACTTCCGGCTGGAGGTGATCGAGATGGGCACCACCAAGTTTGGCGCGCCAGCCACCACCTGCGTGGCCGTGCCAGATACCGATGCGGCCACCACGAAACCCCACAAAAAACCCACCAAGCACGATGAGAACGTGCGCACCATCGAGCGCGCCTGGTGGCATGCTGGAGCTGAGGAGCGCGAGGGTTTACCCTACATCAGCAGGTCTGCGCTGCGTGAGCTGCTGGTCAACGATGGCATGTCGGAGCGCACGGCCAAGAACAAAACTGAGGCCAGCCGGCCCGATGGAATCATCGCGCAACTGCTCAACGCAGGCACGATTGAGACGCTGGAGCACGGCTGGGTGGTGAGCAATCAGGTGCAGGCCAGCGCCATGTTGATGAGGAAAAGTGGCCAGGAAAAGCGCCCCTAAATGCCCCTGAGTGCCCCTGGGGGCGTTAGGGGCAGTAGGGGCAAAATCCCGGAAAAACGCCCCGCCCCGCCCCTAAACCCTATAGGGTAGGGGCAGGTAGGGGCACCGGGATGCGGCAAAACAGGGGAAAGTTATCCACAGGAACGTGAGGAAGCACTAACATGACACAGACCAACGTGAACGAGATGCTGGCCGGCCGTGAAGGTCGGTATGGCAGCTTCCAGGGACATGCCAGGATCAGCCAAGACCTCAAGGCTGCCATGCACGAGCGCAGCGGCTGGGATGGTCTCCAGGCCGACCAGCGTGAAGCCCTGGAGATGATCCAGCACAAGATCGCGCGCATCCTGAACGGCGATCCGAACTACGCCGACAACTGGGTCGACATCGCAGGCTACGCCACCCTGGTGGCCAACCGGCTGGAAAAAGAGGACAATGCAGCATGACCACAAAATCCCACAAAGCAAAGGCCGCGGCGAAGAAGCCGGTCAGGAAGCACGAGAACAAGGCCGACATCTGCGCCTTGGTGCTCTCGGGCATGCGTGGCGGTCTGAGCGCCTTCAAGGCATGCGAGGCGGCTGGCGTGTCGCAGAGCACGTTCAACCTGTGGCTGAATGAGGACGCGGCGCTGGCTGCAGAGTACGCGCGTGCGCGCGAGGATTTGATCGAGCGCATTGCCAACGAGGTGATCGAGCTAAGTGATGCCGATGTCGGCCTGCAGCCGGATGGCAAGAAGGACTGGGCGGCGGTGCAGAAGCACAAGCTACAGGTCGACACCCGCAAGTGGCTGCTGTCTAAGCTGGCACCGAAGAAGTACGGCGACAAGCTGGAGCTGACTGGCGACCCTGACCGGCCGCTGGCCATCCAGAAGATCGAGCGCGTGGTGGTCGGAAAGTGACGACCCTGCGCATCGAGACCCCACAATGGGCGCTGCCGCTGCTGGAGCCTGCGCGCTACAAGGGAGCCTTCGGCGGCCGCGGCTCCGGCAAGTCGCACACCTTTGCCGAGATGCTGATCGAGGCCCACATCATGGACCCGACCAGCCGGTCGGTCTGCGTGCGCGAGGTCCAGAAGTCCCTGGCGCAGTCGGTCAAGCGCCTGCTGGAGCTAAAGATCGAGGCCATGAACGCTGGCGCTTACTTCGAGGTCCAGGAGGCCGTGATCAAGTCCAAACGCGGCGACGGCCTGATCATCTTCCAGGGCATGCAGAACCACACGGCAGACTCGATCAAGTCGCTGGAGGGCTACGATCGTGCCTGGTGCGAGGAGGCACAGAGCCTCTCCCAGCGCAGTCTGGACCTGCTGCGGCCGACCATCCGCAAGCCAGGCTCCGAGCTGTGGTTCACCTGGAACCCGAGCCAGTCCAGCGATCCGGTCGACCAGCTTTTGCGTGGCGACAAGCCACCACCGGACTCGGTGGTGCTGGAGGTCAACTTCGACGACAACCCATGGTTCCCGGACGTGCTGCGCTCCGAGATGGAGTACGACAAGTCACGAGACCCGGACAAGTATGCGCACGTCTGGCGTGGCGGCTACCTGCAGAACAGCAGCGCGCGCGTCTTCCGCAACTGGAAGATCGAGGAGTTCGAGGCACCGAAGGACGCCATTCACCGGCTTGGCGCTGACTGGGGCTTTGCCACTGATCCGACCGTCCTGGTGCGCTGCCACATCGTCGGCCGCACGCTGTACATCGATCACGAGGCCTACATGGTGGGCTGCGAGATCATGAACACGCCAGAGCTGTTCATGACCGTGCCGGAGGCCGAGAAGTGGCCACTGGTGGCCGACAGCTCCAGGCCCGAGACCATCAGCCACATGCGCAAGAACGGGTTCCCGAAGATCATGCCGGCCGTCAAGGGCAAGGACTCCGTGGTCGAGGGCGTCGAGTGGCTGAAGTCCTACGACATCGTGGTCCATCCACGCTGCACGCACACCATCGACGAGCTGACGTTTTACAGCTACAAGACGGACCCGCTGACCGGCAAGGTGCTGCCGGTGCTGCAGGACAAGCAAAACCACGTCATTGACGCACTGCGCTACGCATGCGAAGGCGTCAGGCGTGCCGCGGTGGTCAGCAGGCAGGTGGACTTCACACCATTGCCGGTGACCAGTAAATGGTAGAAAATACTTGCAAATAGGGGCGATATATGGCACGCATGTCAAAAGAGCAGTACCTGAACAATCTCCACAGTGATGCGCTGAATCAATTCAACGACATCCAAACTGCTCTGCGCGACGAGCGCTTGCAGTGCCTGCAGGACCGGCGCTTCTACAGCCTGGCCGGCAGCCAGTGGGAAGGCCCACTCTGGGATGTCTACGAGAACAAGCCCAGGTTCGAGGTGAACAAGGTCCACCTGGCCGTCATCCGCATCATCAACGAGTACCGCAACAACCGCATCACGGTCGACTACGTCAGCAAGGACGGCAGCGAGAACGACAAGCTGGCCGAGACCTGCGATGGCCTGTACCGTGCCGACGAGCAGGACTCGGTGGCCGATGAGGCTTACGACAACGCCTTCGAGGAGGCGGTGGGCGGTGGCTTTGGTGCCTGGCGGCTGCGCACGGTTTACGAGGACGAAGAGGACGAGGACAACGAGAAGCAGCGCATTCGCATCGAACCGATTTTCGATGCCGACAGCTCGGTCTTCTTTGACCTGAACGCCAAGCGCCAGGACAAGGCCGATGCGCGCTTTGCCTTCGTGGTCACCTCGATGACCCGCGCCAGCTACAAGGAAGAGTGGGGCGACGATCCGACCGACTGGCCGAAGATCATCCACCAGTACGAGTTCGACTGGTGTACGCCTGACGTGGTCTATGTGGCCGAGTATTACAAGGTCGAGGACGTGACCGAGACCGTGCGCATCTTCCGCGCCATCGACGGCACCGAGGAGCGCTACCGCCAGGCCGACTTCGATGCCGATCCGGCGCTCGAAGAGACGCTGGCGGCCATCGGCAGCCAGGAGGTCCGGCAGCGCAAGATCAAGTCTAGGCGCGTTCACAAGTACATCATGTCGGGCGGCAAGATTCTGGAGGATGCCGGCTACATCGCAGGCAAGGAAATCCCCATCGTGCCGGTCTACGGCAAGCGCTGGTTCGTCGACAACGTCGAGCGCTGCATGGGCCATGTGCGCCTGGCTAAGGATGCGCAGCGCCTGAAGAACATGCAGCTCTCCAAGCTGGGCGAGATCAGTGCGCTGTCCAGCGTCGAGAAACCGATCCTGGTGCCCGAGCAGGTGGCTGGCCACCAGGTCATGTGGGCAGACGACAACCTGCGCAACTACCCATACCTGCTGGTGAACCCGATCACCGGACCGGACGGCAGCCAGCAGATCAGCGGCCCAGTGGCCTACACCCGCAGCCCCCAGATTCCACCGGCGATGGCAGCCCTGCTGCAGATCACCGAGCAGGACATGCAGGACATCCTGGGCAGCTCGCAGCAAGCCGACAAGATGGTCTCGAACATCTCCGGCAAGGCCATCGAGATGATCCAGACCCGTCTGGACATGCAGACCTTCATCTACATGAGCAACTTCGCCAAGGGCATGAAGCGCTGCGGCGAAATCTGGCTCTCGATGGCGCGCGACATCTACGTCGAGGAAGGCCGCAAGATGAAGGTCGTCGAGGCCGACGAGTCGGTCGGCATGATCGAGCTGATGCGGCCGATGGTCAGCGAGACCGGTGAGGTGGTCATGGAGAACGACCTCAGCCGTGCCAAGTTCGATGTGAACGTCGATGTCGGCCCGTCCAGCACCAGCAAGCGCGCGGCGACCGTGCGCGCACTCACCGGCATGATGGCCATCACCGACGACCAGCAGACCAAGCAGGTGCTGCAGGCAATGGCCATGATGAACATGGAGGGCGAGGGCATTGGCGAGGTGCGCGACTTCTTCCGCAAGCAGCTCGTGCGCATGGGCGTGGTCAAGCCCACCGAGCAGGAGCAGGAAGAGATGATGGTCGAGCTGCAAGGCCAGCCCGAAGACCCGAACAAGATATTCCTGC